GCGCATCGTCCACGATGGCGGCAAGGCTCGCAGCGGACTTCTACGACGGCCTGAGAGCGCGTTTTGGCATCGATGACGGGTTCAGGGCAGAAGTGGACAGTCAGCGCGTGCCAGAAGCCACTGAGGGCGCTGTGAGGGCGTTCGTAAGCGAGCTTGACAACTCGATACCCAACGTGAGCGCGTTTCAAAGGCTATGCGTGGACAGAATCGACTATGAGACGCGCAGGGCTGCGAATGAGTGTATTGCATACAACGCCAAAAACGACCCGAAGAAACCGCGATGGGCGCGTGTTCCAACGGGCGCTGAGACGTGCCAATTCTGCATCATGCTTGCAAGCCGTGGTTTCGTGTACCACTCGGAAGAGACGGCATCGCACGCGCATGCGCATTGCGATTGCCGCGTGATTCCGTCGTGGGATAAATCGCCGCTTGCGCAGGGATACGACCCTGATAAGTATTACGACATGTGGAAGCATCCAGAGAAGTACAAAGATGAAAGTATTGATGATGTTGTTTCAAGCCAAGGTGTTAGTTTTGATTTAGCTGGCGTTAAAAATTCAGCAAATACTGAGAAAGTTATCAACAAGCTTAAATCTGAGTACAATTCGCCGTTACAGACCGTTTCGTTATTTCCTTCGCAAATAGCATTAGAAAGAAACAGAGATGGACAAGTTGACCTATTTACAGGTACCGTAATGTTTCTTAAAAGGGGCGATGACGTAATAGCAACACATGAATTTGCGCATACGCTATGGTCAACAAAACGCATGGAAGAATACAAAATTGATAATTCGGCAGCGTTTGAGAAAGAGCTAAGAAAGCTGTGGAGGGCATATAGAAAAGACCAAAGCAGCAATGCGCAAATCAGTTCTTATTCACGTGAAAACATTGATGAGTTTTTAGCCGAAGGATTTAGTGCTTATAAAACAGGAAAATCGGCGGATAGTTTTGGTAGTTCAGGCAACTCACCATATGCAAAGGCAATTGGTGAGTTAGTGGATAAATATTTCAAAAAGAAATAATCAATCTTAGAAACAAGCGCTCGCACGGGCGCTTTTTTCATCTCTTACTCATGCGCGGAGGTAAACGCGCACCGACTACGCGCTAGGGCGCGGGAAAGGGGCATCTAATGTCCGAAACCACACCACAGGTGGACAACAACGCCACGCAGGGCGCAACTGCGGAGAAGACCTTCACGCAGACCGAGATGGACGCGATTATCGGCGAACGTCTCGCACGCGAACGGTCGAAATACGCCGACTATGACGAGGTGAAGGCCAAAGCGTCCAAGTACGACGAGGTTGAAGAGGCCAACAAGACCGAGTTGCAGAAGGCGGTTGAGGAACGCGACGCGCTCAAGGCACGCATCGAAAAGCTCGAAGCTGACAAGTCGCACGCCGATGCGGTTGCGAAAGCTGCCGCCGAGCATGGCGTGGACGCTGCGTTGCTGGCACGCATGAGCGGCGATGTTGAGGAAAACGCGGCGTACCTCAAACAAACGATGGCGAACGCTCCTAAGTTCGGGCAAGTTCCCGATGGCGGCGAGACTACACCGCCGACTATTACCAAGGAGTCAATCGAAGCCATCAAAGACCCGTTGGAGCGAGTAAGAACGCTCGCTGAACATCCTGAATTGTTCTAAGGAGTAAATTATGGCAAAGCCTAATATTATTAAGTCTACTGACATCGACGGCGCTCTGTCCGTCGAGTTCATTCGCAACTTCAAGGGTGAATATGACCGTCTCGCTGAAATCCTCGGCATCTTCGGCGTGACCCGCCGCGCTGCCGGAACGGCGCTGTACCAGTACACTGTATCTGGCTCGCTGAACAACGGCGTATATGAGGCAACCGCCGATACTGATATTGACGCGAAGAAGACCTACTACACGCGCAGCGGTTCGGCTGGCGCTTACGTGTACACCGCCGTCGATGACCCGAAGAAGGCGAGCATCGCATCCTACTACGAGCTGGTCGAATCGTCCGGCACCGCATACGAGGAAGGCACCGAGGTTGCGCTTTCGCATTACACCGTCAGCAAGACCCCGATTGGTGACCTGTCCCCGATTCCGTATCGCAAGATGACCACGGCGAAGGCGATTTTGCAGGATGGCTATGACGCTGCCGTTCTCAAGACCGACAAGAAGATGCTCTCGCAGATTCGCGCACAGCTCATCGCGCAGTTCTTCGCATTCCTCGGCAACGGCACGGGTACGCCTGCTCAGGGTGTGACGGTCAATTCGTTGCAAAGCGCACTCGCATACGCTGACGCGGCGCTTCAGAACGCGATGGAAACGAACGGCGATGAGACAGACGGCGCTTTCGTCCACTTTGTCAACCGCGACGATGCGGCTGATTACCTCGCAACGGCCACAATTACCACGCAAACGCTGTTTGGCATGACCTACCTCGAAAACTTCCTGGGCGTGCAGAATGTGTTCCTGACCAACCAGATTGCTAAGGGCAACGTTTTTGCGACTGCCGCCGAGAACATCCACGCCTACGGCATCGACTTCGGCGCGCTTGCCGAAGGTGGGCTTGTCTACCAGACCGAGTCTAACGGTCTCATCGGTGTCGCACACAAGGGTGCGTATGACTACGCATCCGCTGAGACGAATGTCATGACGGGCTTGCAGCTCATCCCCGAGGTGCTTGATTACATCGTCAAGGCAACGATTTCTTAATCGAGGTGACAAACAATGGCATACGCGGATGTGTCAGATTTAGAGGTGCGTTGGCGCACACTCGATGAAAGCGAGCAGGAACGCGCAGCGGTGTTGCTTGATGATGCATCCGCTATGCTCGATGCGCTCATAACGGTGGACGAAACCGACGAATCGCTCATGAAGCGGCTGAAAATCGTCGTGTGCAACATGGTTGAGCGTGCAATGTCCACGGGCGGCGATTTGTACGGCGTGACGCAGCAGAGCATGACCGCCGTTGGTTTCTCGCAGCAATTCAGCTATGCGAATCCAACGGGCGATTTGTACATCACGAAAGCCGAGAAAAGAATGCTCAAAATTAGCGGCAAAATCGGCATGGCGCGTCCGTTATACGGCAGATTAGAGGTGGACGATGACTCTGTTTAAGGGCGAACCCGTCACCCTCCGCACGCCGACAATCGGCTACGACGAGAACAAGGACGAGGTAACGACGTGGACGGAAACCGAACTAGACAATGTGCTGTTCGGCAAGCCGTCCACGGAACATGTAGATGAGACGATGCGCTTGTACGGCGTTCATGCCCAGTACGTGCTCGGCATTCCGAAAACCTTTACAGATTCCTTGCGCGGCTGCGAGGTCTACCGCCCACGCGACGGCAAGATGTACGCCATCGCAGGCGACCCGCAGCCGCTCCCGCCCGAGCTATGCCCTACCCCGTGGAATCGCGAGGCGATTGCGGGGTGGGTCGATGGCTAGGGGCGTTCGCGTCGAAATCAACTCGCGTGGCGCTCAAGCAATCCTCAAATCGCCCGAAGTCGCTGAAAAGCTCGAAGACATAGGCGAGGCAATCATGAAGGCGGCGAACGACAAGGCGCCGGAGCATGGTTACACGGAGCAAGAGCCATTCGCGACGGAAAGCGGCACGACCGACCGCGCATATACGACGGTGTACACGCGCACCGATTTGGGAAAGCGGATGCAGGCGAAGCACGGCACGCTTACGCAGGCGATGGATGCAGGACGGAGGGCATAAGGTGGACGTAGCGGCAACGTTAATCAACTATCTAGATGATGCTACCGAAATCGAGTGGTTCCACAACGCGCCGAAGTCCACGCCTGACGAGTTCGGCACGCTCACCCGCGATGGCGGACCATCTGAGATCGTGGTGGATAGGCCGACTGTGACGCTTATTGTCTATGCGCAGAGCCGTGGACGCGCTGCAACGCTCGCAGAGCAGACGAAGAACGCGCTACTGTTCGCGTCTGACACCGTGGATAACATCTTTCAAGCCGAAATCTTGGGCGATTACTACGACTCGCTAGACGGGCGGCACCGCCACCGAATCACGGCATCGCTAATCGTAAATGACTAATCAACTGCCCCGTTTCGGCGGGGTTTCTTTTTTAAGGAGGTTGGCTCTATGGCTAACAACAGCACCGCCGACGTTACCAGCATTAAAGGCGTACAGGGCGGCTACGGTTTTTCCGCGCCT